GGAATAAAGTACAACCTACTGCTATTAATCCATATGCAGAGGGAAGAGAACTCAAGTTTAAAGGTTTAGTAAATGATAAGTGGGAACTACTCCCAATTGCCATTGAACTCCTTGATAAGATAGATGAGTTCTTCCATGTAAAGAAAGAAGAGACAACTAAAGTAATTGCCGGTGATGATTTTAAAGAGAACATAGTCAAGTATCTGGACCTATTCCCTAAACGTAAACTACCAAGCGGTAAACTAGCTAGATCAGACAAGAAGAATATTGAGAGTAACTTCAGATGGTTCTTTAAAACCTTTGAGTATTCTTGGGACACTGTTCTTAAAGCAACAGCTCACTATGTAGACGAGTATGAGAAGAAGAATTATCTATACATGCAGACATCACAGTACTTTATCAGTAAGACACAACCGGATAAATCCAAAATGTCAGAACTGGCAAACTATTGTGCAATGCTAATAGATGGTGTAGATATGGATGATGATGATCATTTTAAAGAAAGAGTAGTATGACAAAAGAGTTATGGATTCCTAGAAAAGATGGCTTTAAGAAAGCTTTAGAGTACATGAAGGGTAGATCTGATGGAGTTATTAAATCCATACAGACACCCTGGGCTAAATTTAATGATGCTACTACTAATGGTATTGAGTGGAACACACTTAATGTAATTGGTGGTAGACCAGGTGCTGGTAAAACTCTGATTAAAGACCAGATTATCCGGGAAGCATTTGCTCTTAACCCAGATACACAGTTTAGAGTACTAGAGTTCAGCTTTGAGATGATTATGCAGACATCATGTCTACGTGATTTTAGTGCAAGTTTAGGTAAGACTTATAAGTATCTGTGTAGTGCAGAGAACAATAAACTTACCAATGAAGAGCTAGCTCAGTGTTATGAGTTAGCAAAACAGAAGGTGCACTATCCTATTGACACAGTTGAACAACCTTGTACTGTAAATGAGATGCGTGATATAGTAGATAAATACATCAATGAATATCAGACAAAGACAATTATTACATTGGACCACAGTATCCTATTAAAGAAAGCCCCATACCATAGAGACAAATACGAGATGTTATATGAGTTTGGTGAGATGCTTACTGAGATAAAGAGGGTGTACCCAATTACTATGATTGTTCTTAGTCAGTTAAACAGAAGTGTAGAATCACCGGAAAGAAATGAAGATGGTAAGTATGGTAACTACATACTTGACTCTGATATCTTTGGTGGTGATGCTCTATTACAGCACGCTGACTTAGTAGTAGGTCTTAACAGGCCAGCAAAACAAAAAATTAAATACTATGGACCTGATAGATATATCATTGAAGATGATAAGACTTTGGTTATGCACTTTCTTAAAGCAAGAAATGGTGATAACCGGATGTCATTCTTTAAGGCCCAATTTGAAAAGATGAGTGTAACAGAAATGGAGACACCAGCAACACAAGAAAGAAGAATTAAAACCGTATGATAAGCACAAAATCAACACAGAAACTTAGTACGGAAGAAAGAAAGAAGAGGATACAAGACTTGTATGAACACCAAATGGAAAAATTCATGCAGGAAAATGTATCTGAACCTTTATTTATTCCAAAGATGGCCTACAAACCGGCCACAAAAGATGAGAAGCACATTACATTCTTTGCCTCTGAGTTAGAGAGAGCAGAGTATTATGAGGTGCCTAAGAATGTATACACTGAATTTATTAGCAGTGAGTACATTCCTGAAGATCCCAAGCGTACATTGTACAAGTGGGTATTTAATCCACACTGGAGAACAGAGTATGATATTATTGAAGCTACAGAAAGTATTCAAGAGAGATACATGATCCCTGTTGCGGAACTTAGAATTGTGCAGCAACCTGTTGCACAAAAAGAAATTAAATTGCCACAATTGGATCTAGGTCCTACAGATGAGCCTTTTAATATGCTTACAATTAGAGATCTTGCTGCTATCATGCTGAAGAAGCCAGTTAGTAACAAGCAATGGTTAAATGAAATTATAAAATCAAAGTAATATGGCATCAAGCATCTTAGTTATCGCAGAGAGTGGTGCAGGTAAAAGCACAAGTATTGCAAACCTGGACCCACAAGAAACATTTATTATTAACGTTGCAAACAAACCACTTCCTTTTAAAGGATGGAAGTCTAAGTACAAAATCTGGAGTAGGGAAGACCAAACCGGTAACATGTATACAAGAGCAGCTTCTAAAGAAATTGAGGCCTGTCTTAAATATGTTAGTGAGAAGAGACCTGAGATCAAGAATATTGTCATTGATGATTTTCAGTACATGTCAGCATTTGAGTATTTTGATAGAGCTGAAGAGAAAGGTTTTGACAAGTTTACTAGTATTGCTAAGAGTATTGCAACTATTGCAAAGCTCCCAACTACATTACGTGAAGATTTGTACATTTTCTTTTTAACCCATGCAGAAGAGTCTCAAGACTTAGAAGGTAGAAGAAAGTTTAAGGCCAAGACTATTGGAAAATTAGTAGATAACAGTTTAACTTTGGAGGGACTATACTCTATAGTTTTATTTGGTAAAGTAAAGAAAGATAAGGATGGTGGTATGCGCTACATATTTGAGACCCAGAATAATGGTGAGAATACATGCAAGTCACCAGCCGGTATGTTTGAGTCCTTTGAGATTCCCAATGATTTAGAATTTGTAAAACAAGCAATAATTAACTACGAAAATTAATAACCATGATTAGCACTAAAGACGTGCAAGCTACAAGTAGCTCGCCAAAGAAAACCCTGAGCCCCGGTGAACACACCGTGAAAATTAACTCTATTGCATTAGAGAGTGTAAGTTACAAAGCAGGTGCATACCACCTGATTCTTAATGTAGAAGGTCCTGACATGGGATCAGAATTTGAAGGATTCTTAGTAGACAAAGACAAGCCTACTGGTCCCCGTTACAAGGGTCAGATTGGTAAAGTTAAGTTTGGCTTTTATCCTTTCTCTGATGGTGAAACCAAAACTGGTATCAAAATCAGTAGAGATTTGAGTATTTTACGTGCAGTGCAGCAATTATGTATTGCCGGAAATAAACTTGAGTGGTTTGAAGAAGCAGATGGTAAGTTTGCCACCATTGAAGATTTTGTTAAAGCAGCCGGTACAATCATTTCTGATGATACCTTATTTAACATGTGTATCAATGGTAAAGAGTATGAGAAGAATGGTTATATCAACTATGATTTATTCTTACCAAAGTCTAGCAAAGAGGCCTATGCTGTAGAGTCTGCAGCTGCAAGCCCAAGTAAATTAATCTCTTACAATCCTGAGTTACATATCAAGAAAGCTAAGGTAGAAACAGTAGCATCATTTGGTGATACTAATCCTTTTACCTCTGATTCTGGTACATCTACAGGATTTGAGTTTTAAGTTTTAAAGTTTATTATATAAAAGGGGGATTATATGGTCCCCCTTTTTTATTATTGCAGTTATGATTAGCACAAAGATTCTAATTCCGGATATAAAGTCAGTACCTATTACATGGGTATTTGAGCATTATTGTAGATTAGATCAGAAGTTAACTGGTCAAGATATTAAGATAAAGTCCGTCTTTAATCCTAGTGAAAGAACTCCTAGTATGTGTATTTACTTTAAACAAGATAAAGAAAAATATTACTACAAAGATTTCTCAACGGATAATGGCGGTGATTGTATTGACTTAGTACAGAAGATGCTTGGTATAGATACCCGGTTAAATACTATGCACAAGCTTGTAAGAGATTACAATGAGTTTGTATTGCATAATAACGGTGGTTATGACTTACAAGTGTTTAAACAGTACAATAAATACAAGATTGATAGATATGAAGTTAGGCAATGGAATACACTAGATAAAGGTTACTGGGGTAAATATGGTATAGGTTCTAAAATGCTAGAACACTACAACATAAAACCTCTAAGTAGTTACAGCATGTTCAAAGAAGAGGATGGTATATATAAAGTCTTAAATATTGAAGGCTCTAATATATATGGTTACTTTAAGAAAGATGGTACACTAGTTAAAATCTATCAGCCTAAAGTTCAGAAGAAGAAATTCTTAAAAGTAAAAGATTATGTACAAGGTAGTGAGCAACTATTCGGTAATGATTTATTAGTGATTGTATCCTCTCTCAAAGATGGTATGTGTTTAAAGAAGATGTATCCCCATATAGATTTTCTGGCACCAGATTCTGAGAATACAATGATTAAGAAAGAATATCTAAATGTCATTAGTGGTAACTATAAAAGTTGCTATATACTATTTGATAATGATGATGCCGGTAATAGAGCTACAATAAAGTATTGTAATCAATTTCTTTATTTAAAACCTTTATATTTGCCTTTCTCTAAAGACATCTCTGATTCTGTAAAGGATCATGGATATCAAAAGATAAAGGAATATTTAGATAATTACTATGACAACATTTATCATACCGGGTAACACACCATCTAGTAAGAATGGTAGAGTATGGACAGGCAGATACAGTATTGCAAGTGCAGCAACAAGAAAGTGGAAACTTGCTACTGATGAGCACTGGAAAGCACAAGCCAAGCAGTTTAGAAAAGAATCTAAAGATCTTGGTAAACCATTGTATATAGAGTTTAAGTTCTATAGAAAGAGCAGACATAAGTTTGACTTGATTAACATAGCACAAGCTGTACAAGATGCAATGGTAAACTATGATTGGATAGATGATGATAACGCTGATGAACTAGTGCCAGTATTTGCTACTTATGAGTATGATAATAAAAACCCAAGAGTTGAAATTAAAATCCTAAAGAAATGGAAGTAAAAAAGAAGATTAAGGTAATGTACGCTTTTAGTCAAGCTGCAGCTCTTTATGTAGACATTCATGGTTGGGATGCATTGTTTAGTAATAAACATGAATCAATGCAGGAAGACTATGATTATGGTATTAAAGAATTTGATACCAAGAAAGAAGCAGAAGCCTATGTTAGTGGTGTAAATGATGCAAATGGTTGGACAGACCCTGTAGCAGAGATTGTGTGAAAGAATCAGATTTAAAAGAAATTAGAAAGGCTTATATATTAGCTAAAGCACTTAATGTGCAGTATCAGTTTATTAGAGAACTTGTAAATCCAGAACTTAAAAAATCTGTAAACGAGGCAAAAGCTAAGAACTCTCATGTGATCAAGATTGTAAATGATTATTTCTCTAAGAGAAATGTTACAGGCTCATTTATAGATCAGGAAGAAGAATTAGCATTTCAGTTTTTAGAGGAACTGGATAAGATTACAAAACTTTAAACCCAAACTTACTATGAGAAAAGACGAAGAACTGGCATTAGCCGGGAAAGAACTTATGCTTGAACAACCCTTCTATGGTATGTTCTTGATAGGTCTTAACAAAGAATGGAATAACAGAATTCCAACTGCTGGTGTAAGCAAACACAACATTAATTATAAGCTTGTGATTAACTCAGATTTCTGGGCTAATCTACCACATGACCACAAGAAAGGTCTATTGTGGCATGAGCTTTTACATATTGTGTTTGATCACCTTAACTTACGGGATGAGTTTGCAGATAAGAAGTTGTTTAACATAGCTGCTGACTGTGAGCTTAATCAATATATCACTCCAAGCTGTCTTCCAGATGGTGCTATCTTACCTAGTTCATTTCCTAACTTGAGACTTAATTACAAAGCAGGTACTAGATACTATTATGATATGCTACAAAAGAATCAAGATGATGAAGATGTACAAAACATGATGGGTAATGGTGATGATATGCATCCTACATGGGAAGAGTTTGATAACCTAAGTGATTCTGAAAAGAAATTACTTAAGTCTCAAGCTGAGTATCAACTTAGAGAGGCAGCAGAAGAGTGTCTAAAAGCTAGAGGTCATTTACCTGGAGAGATCAGTGAGATTTATAAAAGAATCACTGCAGTTACTCCAAGTAAATTTAACTGGAAAGCTTATCTGAGAAGATTTGCTGGTAACTCTTATATTGTTGAGACTAAGTTATCTAGAAAGAAGATTAACAAAAGATATCCGGATGCTCCCGGAATGAAATTTAAACCCAAGAAACATATCTTGGTTGCAATAGATACATCTGGTAGTGTGAGCAATGATGAACTTGTAGAGTTCTTCAATGAAATTAAACACATGCATAAAACCGGAACAGAGATTACAGTATTACAGTGTGATACAGAGATTACTAGTGTTGAGAGTTATAACCCTAAGAAGGATGTAGAAGTCAAAGGCCGTGGAGGTACTGAGTTTGATCCCGTACTAGAATATTATAACAAGAATACTAAAAGATACACATGTCTTATTTATTTAACAGATGGTGAATGTTATACAACAGTTACACCAAGAGGTAGAATGCTTTGGGTTATTTCTTCAAAAGCCCAAATCAATGAGCAACTACCCGGTCCCCAAATCCAATTAAATTAAAAACCCTAAAAACATGGCACAAGTAAAATTAAACAGCGCTGAATTAAAAGATTTCATTAAGCACGTAATTAACAACAACAGATTCATTCAAGGTCAAGGTAAAGTACCAACAGCTTTGAATGTAGTAGGTAATGCAGGTCTTGGTAAAACTACAATTGTCTCTAACCTTGCAAAAGAAGAGGGTATGCAGTTTGTAAAAATTAACCTTGCAATGATAGAAGAGTTATCAGATCTAGTAGGATTTCCAGTTAAGGAATTTCAGATTGGTAAAGATACTCCTGATGGTCTTAAGACTAAGTGGGTAACTGAGATGGAAGCTGAGCTAGCAGTTAAGGCCGGGTTTAAACTAACCGGTGCAAGGCGCACTGCTTATTGTGCACCTGAATGGATTTCTGGTAAAGGTGAGTCTGGTATCTTATTATTAGATGATTACACTCGTGCAGATCCTAGAATGATCCAAGCATGTATGGATTTGATTAACACTCAGGAGTATATCTCATGGAAGTTACCTAAAGACTGGACTATCATCCTAACTACTAACCCTGATGGTGGTGACTATCACGTAAATAGTATGGACGTAGCACAAACTACTCGCTTTATTTCTTGTGACTTAAAGTTTGATGTAGACTGTTGGGCACAGTGGGCAGAAGAAACAGCTATGGATGGCAGATGTATTAACTTCATCTTGAAGCATCCTGAAGTTGTTACTGAGTCTACTAACCCACGTGCAATTACTACATTCTTTAATGCTATCTCTAGCTTTGAGAAGTTTGAAGATAACCTACCTATGATCCAAATGATTGGTGAAGGTTCTGTTGGTGCAGACATGACTAGCTTGTTTACTTTGTTTATCAATAACAAACTGGACCAGTTGATGTCTCCTAAAGACATTATCTTACATGACAATGAGGATTATATCGTAGGCACTTTGAAG